GTCGAATGCGAATGTGAATATCGGGTCGCAGCTATGCTTTCAGAAAAAACTGTTGTTCGCGCAGAGACCTTGCCTCATGGCAAAAGATAACATTTACAGAAAGGGTACCGGTACTTGCCTCCGGTGGAGAAGGTTCCCGACTATGGAAGCGAAAGAGAAATGAAGAGAGTTGGAAACTTATATGATCGGATCTGCTCTGTAGAGAACCTGGTTCTTGCAGATAAGAACGCCCGCAAGGGTAAAACGCAAAGCGTTGGAGTGCGCATACACGATGCCAGGCGAGAGGATAATATCCAGGATCTTCACCAGGCACTCGTAAATAAGACCTTCAAAACATCTCCTTATCACACCTTCATGATCCATGATCCGAAGGACCGCGAGATCTACCAGCTCCCATATTACCCGGACCGGATAGTACATCATGCTGTCATGAACGTACTGGAGCCAATATGGATGTCAGTTTTTACTACTGATACCTACTCATGTATAAAGGGCCGTGGCATCCACGCTGTGGTCCGCAAGCTAAAAGAAGAGCTGAAAGATCGTCAGGGCACGGCTTACTGTCTGAAGCTCGATATCAGGAAGTTTTATCCTACTATTGATCATGATATCCTCAAGGCTATTGTCAGGCGCAAGATCAAAGATCCTGATGTGCTGTGGCTCCTGGACTCGGTTATTGACAGCGCCCCCGGAGTGCCGATCGGCAATTACCTGAGTCAGTACTTTGCCAATCTGTACCTGGCGTACTTCGATCACTGGATCAAAGAAGACCGCAAGGTAAAGTACTATTATCGGTATGCTGATGATATTGTTATCATGGGTGAGACCAAGGCGGAGCTCCATCAGCTCCTGGGAGAGATCCGGAATTATCTTACACAAAACCTTAAGCTGGAATTAAAGAGCAATTACCAGGTATTTCCTGTTGATGCACGTGGGGTTGATTTCGTAGGATATCGCTTCTTTCATACTCACGTTCTCCTGCGCAAGTCTATTAAGAAGAGCTTCGCGCGCGCGATCAAGCGCTCAGGCACCTCCAGGGTGCAAGCTCACGCTGCCTACTGGGGCTGGGCTAAACATTGCAACAGCCGTAATCTCATTAAAAAGCTATCGGCATGACAACATTCAAGGATCTCAATATTAATACCCATCCGGATCTGATGATGGGCGAGAAGGTGAAAATCTCAAAGGTACTGAATCGGGATATTCAAATCACGAATTACCGGATCGTAGAGAGCAAGTATCCGAAGAACAAAAGCGGCAAGTGCCTTCACCTGCAGTTCAAGATTGGTGATGAGCTGAAGATACTTTTCACGGGCAGTGACGTGCTGATCCACACCATTGAGCAGGTGAAGCTCGAAGATCTGCCAATCTTCTGTCAGATCATCCAGGAGGGCGAACATTACGAATTCAAATAAAGAAGCAGATGAATATTCATAGCAATGTACCATTCCCCAGGGAAGCGATCAGGTGGAAAGACGGCCAGTGGGCTCTTTTCGTCAATCACCAGGATAACGGTGTGCAGCCGGAAGAGACTGCCGGATCGAGATATACGGCTGACTTCACAATAACAAAGGAACTATCAGCGGTAGCTGCTATTGAGGCATTCACCAGGCAGCTGCAGGACCCTCAGCTTGATCAGGCTGTCATCGATAATGCCGAGGTAACAGGAGTGCCGGCCATAGATGTGACAGCAGAATACACAACCAAGGCCCCTGTATCGATATTTCCTCCTCTGCCAGCATCAGGATCTCTCAAGAAAGGCGAGATCTACAGTTATGGCGGCGGCGCTGTCATGGTTGTACAGGATCACCAGCGGACAATATACACACCTAAGGAGACCCCGGCATTGTTCTCGTTTTACAGGGAGGATCCCGAGGGAGCAGCTTGGATCCCGGGCGAAGATGTTGCTCTGAATGCTACCCGCACATTTGGAGGCAAGACATGGAAGTGCATCCAGGCTCATAAGACCCTCGAGGGCTGGGAACCGGATAAAACTCCAGCTCTCTGGCAGGAAGTGGTACAGCAGGGTACCGAAATCCCGGTATGGATACAGCCCACCGGTGGTCATGATGCCTATAACATAGGTGCAAAGGTTCATTATCCGACAATAACGGATCCGGTATATGAGAGCTTAATCAATGGTAATGTATGGTCACCGGTGGCATATCCTGCCGGCTGGCGTCAACTTTAAAACGTGAGTCATGAGTGATGTAGTAAAGCATTTTCTTGCAGGAGCAGTGATCTCCTCGGTGGTGACAGTAGTTGTATTGTTAATCCTGGGTACTGATAAGACAGCCTCTGACTGGGCGCTGGGATTAGCGTTTGCCTCAGCCCTTCTTGCTGGTGTAGGTAAAGAATGGTGGGACAAGAATCATGGAGGCTTTGTCGAGGCCGCAGACGTGACGGCCACATGGATGGGGGCTGTAGTCCCAATGGTAATATGGGGGATAATTCAGAATTATGTTTGACTATGGCGAAGATTTCCAAGATAAAAACCTTTGTCAATAAGATCAGCGACTGGGCTGGGTATATAGTAGCGATATCTGCTGCAGTGCCTATTGTGCTTGGTATATATAACAGGCTCGATCGGGTGTTTGAAGCTTTCAATAATAACGCTGACTCACTTCGAGTGATCAGGGCAGAGCAGATTGAAATGAAAGCTGATCTCGAGGCATTTGAGAGTACCGTGTTGGATAGCATTGCCATAATATCTGACAAGCTCAGGGAAGTACATGGCAACGTGTCAGCAGTTGAGAGATCTTACACCAAGTACATAAGAAATACCTTATCACCCCAGGAGTTTTTTGATTACATGGAGGGCATCACCTGGGAGCCAAAAAAAAAAGAGCTGACAGCATCCCTCCCGCAAAAACAGACTCAGTGAAATATAAAATTGTAGTTCGTAAAATTGAAAAGTGACCCTCCATGTTTGACATTGTTGCCTCTGCCCTGACTGTTGTAGTAATTGGATTCCTGTTTTATCTCTCATCATGCTATGTGCGCGAAAAGATGCGGCTTCTAAATGGTCATAAGCCAATCACCTTCTCAGACGAAGCACGCTATAATAAAAAGCTTGATCAGATAATGTTTGATATCTCTCAAACACTCCACGCTTCAAATGTATTCCTCGCCAGGCTACATAATAATGGCCACTGGAATAACGGTCGAAGCATGAAGAAATTCACAGTTATCCTGGAGAAGATTACTCCGATGGCCGCATCAATTCAACAGGACTATAAAGACGTCCTGTGTTCAAGGTATCCGGAGGCAATGGACTTTCTGTTTTATCATGGACTATACCTGCAGGCAGACCTGAGCCTGTGCCAGGATAAAAATCTGAAGAGGGATTTACAAACAAAACACGAATACAACTCAGTTTATATGTTCCTCATTCGCCAGGCTAACGGAGAGAAGACCGAGGAAGCGTTTATAGGCATACTTTACAGGGATCCCGTTGTGCTTGACCGTGAAAAGATGGATTATGTTAAATCCCTCCGGTTTGATATCCTGGGATTACTTAATATGACCAAGAAGATATGATTGCTTCTGCACTTAGAGACAGCAAGCTGTTCGAAAGTCATGCCGGCATTTCTCTGTTAACCACTGCACAATCTTTATTTTTGAGGTCATGAGCGCTTTGCGAGAATACTGCAATACTGAGGTCCGGAATAAGAAAAAAGGAAGGTCTGAGAAACGACTATACAGTCGGGATCTAAAAATAGTTGCAAGGTTTTACTACCATGCAAAAATCCGTGAGATGAATTTTGCAAAAGTCATAGACGCTCTTTCCAATGAGTTTGACCTGGATGAATCGGTTATAAATTTCCGACTGCGTTTCAGGCAGAATGAACTTGACGCTATTTTTGAGGAGTCACCCCAGCCTCACGTCCTGCAGATTCGCTATCCCTACTACGCCTGGTGAGCCGACAGATCATCGAAAGTGGTCTCAAATACCATCTCAATAATCTTGATGCCTGCATATCTGTTATCAGGCGACTGAGATCTCCTGGAGAACGAAGAGAACCCGGATGTATAGTAACCTTGCAGGGCAGCATATACCTTATCTACATCGGCAAAGATCTCTAGAGCAGCCGTCCTTCGTGCGGTTGATGCTCTGCTGTCTGTGGGCAGGGGGCACTCAAATGCCAGGCGGATCTTAACAAACGCCGACACTTGCTGAGTATCTTCACTCAGATCTTCACATCTGGGAAATGATATATCCACCAGGGCAACCGGAAAAACAACACCAGGTCGGATATCCATTGCCAGGACATCAAGCTGTCCCATATCAAAATCAATCATTTTAAGCTCAGGAACCTGGGCGGTTAGCCTGGCTACAATTGTTTCATACAGTTCTTTCATATCTATATTTATATAGCATTAAACGCTCCTTTAATCGCATTTAAAATAGTATCCTTCAGTCCCTGGCTAATTCCCATGAATCTTCTCATTGGCATAGGAATATTGTGAGGCTTGATAATAGGCAGATAAGTGCCATTCTTTGTTGCCCACTCAGTCGCCTTCTTTTTGCTGACAAACACTGCCTTCCCGTCATTCTTTTTATCCAGGAAGTACGGAGTGCCACCAGGGTGAGCAATAATTCCTCCCTCATTGTGTATCCTGGCATAAGGGACCTTATCGGATCCGGCTGATATGACAACCTTCTCCGAGGTTACTGACTTTGGTTTAATAGAGTTTACCAAGGCACCCGATCTTACCATAAGAGATCCGCGACTGACGGCCTTCTTTGTCTGAGGCCAGGCTTGACCATCCCATTCTTTGGTAGTAAATCGTTCTTTAAAGAAAGCAGTAGCCTTCTCCGCAACTATATTCGGAAGAGATCTCTCCAAAAATTCATTGGAGAGCTTGTCAAAAAAGTCATCTATTTCTTTAAAGGAGCCCATTTTAGTTATTACATTTGTACAGGACTGAATTGTGTGGGCGTAATACCGAGTCAGCACCTCGCAGGCGATGGGGGCAAGGTAGGCTGTCCAGGGCAGCGCACAGTAAGGCCAACCTGCATACCGGACGGGTAATTACCTGTCCGGTTTCTTTATGAGTAATCCGTGACGGTGCATTTGCCATAACTTGTTAAGATCTATTTTCTTGTTCGAGGGCTGTGTCGTTTGCATCTCATACCAGGTCTTCAACGCCAGTTTATTATTCTCTACCCTGCAGTTAGCAATGATGACTTTATCCCGGTAATACTTTACCAGGACATAATTATCATATAACCTGGAATGATAGTTGTTGAGAAAAACTTCATCCGGATCCAGCAGCGCCTCCTTTAATCCATCCCAAAGGGCAATCCTGTTACTGGATTTTGTGGTGTGATGTGAAAATGTTTTCTTGGATAGTTCGAGCGATCTGCCGTCGTAATTTTTGAGCCTTATGATTCCTTCGCTGCTTTCAGCATTCCATATCGCTTCTGCACTATTCTCAGTCACCGGCATGGTTGTCTTGGCAGCAGCTTTTAATTTTGGTACCGTGCTGCAGCCCCACTTCTCTGCAGTAAGTTTATCGAGATATGACGCTGCCCGGTTCGGGAATTTCCGAATGTACATCTGATTAGCCTGGAACACCTCCGCCGTTAATGCGCGATTAACTCCCCAGCCCTGGGCTTTCGCGCTCTTCCACTCATCGGTTTCGAAGTATTCATCTACCTTTTTCCGCTCCAGCTTTAAATCTATGCCGGCTGCCTCGTGTTTCATGAGTGGTTTTACCCGGCATCGGCAGTTCCATCCATTGGGTGGGTAGATTTTCTCCCACAATTTATCAGTACAGGCCAGGACAAGGTTATGCAGCTTACGATGCTCCAGCCTGACCTTTGCATCATTTATAGTGATGTATTGCCAGTATGGGAATATATCTTGCTGAGCGAGTAGCCTGTAATATGCGGCAGAACTCTCTGCAGTAAGATATGCGGTGTTATACTCGGTCTGCAGCCATGTCTCATTAAACTCTCCGGAGATGTCCCTTGCTTTCGTTAAGAAGTCATACCACCCTTTTGAACCTCTGAATGCCTCATTGAGTTTCTGTACCTCAGCCAGGGTTTTCGCAGCGGAGAACCTGAAAAGATTCATCTCCATTGCCGTTTTAAAAGCATCAGGAGTGTATCCATACTCAATGCCGATATCGGCAAAGTTCTGCTCTGAAAAGCCCGCATGAATTGCCTTTAGAAGCTGATCGGAGGTATAATAGAACAGATCAGGATCAAAGTAGTCCTCACCGGTTGCAACTCTCTTTGCAAGACCCTCGATGTTAAATCCAGGGAGATCTACAAGATCATAATGTATGTGGTGATCTCCATCCTCTAGAGCTGACGCCCCCTCCCTGGGGGCTGATACGAAAAAACTTTCCAGCCCTTCCTTTAGTTTTGTCCAAAACGATTGCTCATCATCGGACATTTTTTTATCCTGGACCTTTTTTCCTGCAGGCACATCATCCGGTTTCGTAGTGGAAGCCTTTTTTTGTACTCCCTCCGGACGCGGAATGCCGTAGGTATCATAAAGGAAGTCATCATCGATTTCGAGTTTAAGATCATTCTTAAATTTGGTATGAATCTCCATCATGTCCATCATGGAAAGAGATTCACCAGCTTCAATAAATGTAAACCAGCCACCATTTACCGGATAACCTCTTTTCTCAAGCCTGGGCAAGA